GTAACTTCAGTATCTATGAATTCTCTCAAAGAGTTAGTGTTTGATAGGTTGTTGATGTACTCTCTTAATAGATTTTTCTGAGATTCATTCAATGTACTGTATTTTTCATTGAATTTATCAACCAATAACTGATAAGTAAGTAATCTTACATCACTTTCTTCTGTTGAATAACTTTCAACAACTTTATTTTGTGATTTTTTATCGCTAATGTTTGATTGTGTGATATTTTCTAAAATAGTTATCTTTGAATCAGTTTCTTCAATAGTATCAATTACATCTTTGATAGATTCGTTTTCAAATAGAGTATAAACTGATGCCAATGTTTTATAATTAGAAATTCTTGAGTTAAAAAACGCATTTACATCATAATTTTCTTTAATTGTTTTAATTAAATTGTATTTTTCGTTTTTTAAAGTACGATTTGATAATTTTCTACGATTTTTAATTACCGCTTCGATTAAAATATTTGCTTGAGATTCACTTTTGTACTTTTTCTCAACCAAAACTTTGTAAAGTTCATTTTCTTTACCTAATTGGGTATTTTCATTAAAGAATTCTTTAATGATTTCAATAGCAGGTGATTTTTTTGTATCATTCATCACATCGACCGCGATTTGTCTTGTTAATAATTCAAAAAGTATACCTGTATTTTTAATTTTATTATGTTTTTTTCGATTTGACATCAAACACTCCATTTCTAACTATTATATCACATATATAAATATAAAACTTTCAAGAAATCGTTATTTATCTTCCTTAAATTCTTTATATTCTTCATTTATTTCTTCACTATCGATTGTTTCTTTTAATACTTCACGAGCCTTTTTACCAAAAGATTTTTTCAACCCATCATAGTGAGCTAATGCTATCGGTATACTATTTCTACCTAATGGTTCTCTACCTCTTGCACTACCATCTTTACTATATTTTGGTAATTCTTTTGGTCTACCTGCACCAGGTTGACCACCTTCTTCAGAACCACCTATATCTTTGAACGCTGAACCCGCAGCTGATTCATCATCGTATCCACCACTTGATTGCATATCACTTGGTGTTCCAACTGATTCACCACTTTGAGCGGGGTCATTACCTTCCATCTTAATCTGTTCAAATCTAAACGCTGTTTTTTGGTCGTGTACCAACTCTTTATCCATTTCTTTGATTTGGTCATCAGAAAAATTAAAGATGTTTTTATAAATCCATTCTGTACTCATTAATGAATTTTCTTTCATATCACGAGCAAGATTTACTTTATTACCCCATAGTTCAATCTTCTCTTGTTCATATATTGTAGATGGATTAGTTAAACCTAATTCAAAGTTCACTAACTCAGCATCTGTATACCCTTGTGAGTACAAGTGAACAACCGCAATCTTTGTTAATTCACTTACAATAATTCTCTGAACTCTTTCAATAGTACGAGCAAATCTAACATCTTCAGCGGCCAATGTAGCTTTTGAACCTAAGTTTTCTTCATATCCTAAGAACGCTTTTGGTACATGCAATGCCGCAAGTAATCTGTTTTTCAAGTACTCAATATCTTCTGTAGTTTCATAAGTCATACCAGGTAGTGATTCGATATTTGTACCACTATCTCCACCTCGAACTGGCATAAAGAAATCTTCTGTTAAGTTCTGTATGTTGAACTTCAAGTTATAATCACCAGTCGCATCATCAATAAATGGTGTCTTCTTCATCTTGTTGATAATTCTTTGCATATAGTTATCAACTTCGTTTGGTGGAATGTTTCCAATATCCACTTTGAAGATTCTCTTTTCAGGTGCTCTCATAATTCTATGTATCAACATAGCATCTTCCATAAGTGTTAATTGTTTCCAAACTTTTCTACCACTTTCTAAAATAGATTTACCATAAGGTATTAAATTACTATCACTCGCCAATCTGAAGTGTGCGATTTGGAAGTTTTCAAACTCAATCTTTTTACCCTTTGTTGTACGAGCAAAATAAGGATGATTTTTTTCAACCGCTTCCATATAGAATTTAACATAATAAGGATTTTCAGGGTCCTCTCCCTCTGAACGAACTAATTCATAAGGTGAGATAGGTACAACATTAGTAATACCATACTTATCCTCTACATCCAAGTACAAAAAGAAATCACCATATTTAACAAGGTTTCTTGTCCAAGGCCATAAATTGAACTCAATGTTCATAATGTCATAAAATAAATTATGTAGAATTTGTTTTATATTATCATTATCACTTTGAATTTCCAATACTTGTCCGTATGGATTTTTCATTGTACATTCATCGGCGTAAATATCAAGAGCAGATGCAATAATAGAATCCGCCTCCATACTTTCGTAATCTTTAAACAATCCTAATCTTGCCGCCTGTAATTGTGCGAATGTGGAATATCCACTATTTATCAAATCCAATCCACTATGTAGTTTAGAATATCTATCCACTAAGTGTGATTTAGTCATAGATTGTATTTGTTCAGTATCTGCTACTTTTAGTTTTCGTCCACCGACATTTCTAACAATAACATTTGTTGAGAATAATCTTCTCAGTCTACCGAATAATGTTTTATCAGCCATTTTTTACCTCACTTCTATAAGAGCCACTCTAAGGACTCTTTTTTCTTGTTTACTTCCCAATCCCAACTATCGTTTTTATCGATATCGTCATTGGTGTATAAACCCTCAGTATCATTCATTCTACTAAGAGTTTTTTTTGTTAATTCAATTCCCTCTGTTCGTAATCTTAATGCAGTATCACGAACCCATAAACCGATAGCAAATGACATAACTAAATCATCATTATATCCTACCATTGCTTCGGCTCTATTATTATTATAGATGAAAGTAAATAATTCATCAATCAAACGATTACTACGAACTACTACACTTTCCTCTCTAAAAAATTCTTCTAACTTAGCTATAATTAGTGGACGAGTTTTCATTGTTGTACTGAATCCAGCCACCATATTCTTTTCTTGAGCTCTATATCTATTTGTCATCTGATGTTGTACATCGATGTATTGTAAATCTTTACTCGTATAAAATAGATTAGGATAATCCCTATCTATCACTTGTTGGATGGTTGCCCAACCAATATTATTGTTTTCTATAATTAGTAAGGCATCGTTATATTCTGTTGAAATACTCACTAACATATTACCAAAATCTTTAGTACTCATCCTACCTTTGTACTCCGCAACTTGTTCTACATTCTCCACATCAATGACATGAAATGCGGAATAGTCTGCTGAATCACCTCTACCAACATCGGCACATACGATATAATCTCGTGTATAATTTGGTGGTTTCCAAACCCATAGATTTCCATCTATTCCTCTCTTTTCTATTGGGTCTTGTTGATGTGCTTTTCTACATTTTTCCAATACAGTACCCTCAATAACTGAAGTACCAGAAGTGATAAAATCACAATCACACTCTTGTGCCGCACCTTGTATACCTAATAGTTCATCTTGTTCTGCTCTCCAAGTTTGGTTTCTATCAGGATGTACAGTCCAATGAAGTTTGATATCATTAAATAATCCTCTACCCTCTTCGGCCTGTACCCAAGTTTGATGAAACCAATTACCAACTCCGTTAGGTGTAGAGAGTGCAATACAACTACCACCCGTTGTTAGTGTTTGTTGAGATGCAGTCCATATATCATCAATCTTATCGATAAATGCAGCCTCATCTAATATCAATAATGATAGAGCTTCTGAACGAGCTGCTTCAGCTGAAGATGCAACTGCTTTAATTTGTGAACCATTAACATATCGTAATGATAATTTATTATCCTCAACACATTTTTGTT